AGATCTTGTGCCAATTCGACGGTGTAGTTGCTGGACAGAGCGCGTGTGCGGGCTTGTACGGCAACACGGTCAATGGAGAAGGCCATTTGGTTAAATGCTCCATAGTTTGGTGTACCGGCTGCACCATTTCCAATTCCTTCACCGTTTGCGGTTAAAATACCACGGATGTTTTGGAATGTGTTTCCAGCAGCACCGTAAAGATATGCTTGACCTGCTGAGAAGCCTGTATTAGTAAAGTAACCTGCAGACAAACCTGATCCAAAGGCAGTTCCGGCAAAGCTTGTACCAGACAAGGTGTATCCAAGACCAGAGTAAGCTGGTTGTGGATCTTGGAACATAGCTTCTGTATAGTTGGTATTTGCATACAAATCACCTTGGTAGTTCGAACGCATGGCAAAGATTAAGCCTGTTGGAGCCGTCATTGGTTGAACGCCGCAGATGTCGTAGGCCATGAGGTTTGGCATCGAGCGACGAACGAGGCTGATGAGAACTGGGTCATAACCAGAAACTTCGCCTGTGTTGTAGCCGGATGATGATGCTGGACCGCCCAAGTTTGCGCCAGAGGACATGGTCTCGGTCAAGTGTTGTTGACGAAGAGCTTGTTCTTGGTTCTCTAAGAGGACGGCAGTAACCTTTTTACGATAATCGTCACCGATTGTTGGAAGGGCCTCGTGATTGAGGACCGGATTCCACTTCTCGGTCAAAATGTCATATGGTGTGTTTTCTTGAAAGTTCATTTGAGTAATTTCTCCTGTGAGTAAAATTATTTAGTAAAATTAGAGTTTCTTGTTAAGACGACCCAAGGCACTTACGTAATTTTCTACGAGTGTTCCTGGTGCGTTTACAGTCTTTGAGAATGTCATGTCCTCATCCACTGTCTTGACCGGTGCCGAAACCTTTGCACCGCGCAAGTAGTTTTCCTTGATTGTTACGAGTTTTTCTCTGTACTCTTCTGGGGTTCCAAAAGAGATGTTTTCCATGAGATTCTGAAGTCTCGAAACCTGGGTATCGGCCAAATCTCTTGTTTCAGCGACGAAGATTCCGGCACACTCTGTGAGTGCGATTTCCTTCTTCATCTCAATCTTCTCCTTGATGCTTTGGTTCAAGGACTCTTGGAGCTCTCTGTTTTGGGCATAGAGTTCATCAAGAACATTGTATTTCTCATTTGGAACGTCAATGTAGTGATTTTCGAAAAGATTCTTGAGTCCGGTGATGAAGTTTTCGGCAATGGTTGTCTTGATGCCTTGTTCGACTGCAACGGCGTTCTCAGTAACCCATTCCTCGACAACGTATTCGAGATAATCGTCAACCTTCTCAACTAGTGAATTGGTGACGTTTTCGAGATACTTCTGTGCATTTTCATCAAGTTCTACAAGAGCAGCCGAAACTTGCTTCTCAACTCTGTCAGCGACAGCAGCTTCGAAGACGGCTTCGAGGCTTACGACGAGATCCTGAGAAACATCTTCACCGAGCAAGGAGATCAAACCAGCTCTGAAAAGCTGTCTTGATTCTTCTACTTCGGTTACGTCGGTATCTTCTTCTTCTCCGGTTTCCTCTGTTTCTTCGTTCTCATCTGTTTCTGGAGCAGCTTGAGTTGGCATCATTGCTGCGCCTGCTGCAGAATTTGGAACTACTGGAGCTGGAACTGGAGCGGCTACGGGTGCACCAGCGATAGGTGTAGCGGTCATTGAACCTCTGCCGGTGGCATCCATATCGGACTTACCGAGCATGTCCATGACTCCCTTACCCATTACCTGGGAAGCTGCTTCTGATAGATTGAGTTTTTTGTTGTTTTTCATAATCAATTGATCCTTAGACTTAAATTATTTATAATATTTTATAAATCAAAAAATTCCAAATCCGGATGGGTGTCCCATACCGGTTTGGGCTCCACGTGTTTGCGTGTCCTGAATTCTTGCAATATTCTTTCTGATCTCCTTACCGCCCATCAATTCTATGCCACGGCGCATTCCAGCAAATGGGTCGGTAATTTCAAATGGAGTTGTTGCAATACTATATTGCATGGTCTTTTGCAAGAGTTTATTTTTCTTCATTTCTGGGGTTCCGATTAGATCAGAAACCATAGTTAATGCGTCACCAACGCCACCCGGGAGCATTTTTATTTGATCTTGCACGGCAGTAGAAATTTTTGAAATTTCTTCTTGAGATGCCGTTTTTGCACTACCCGGTGCTAACGTGGCCGGCATTGTTTTTCCTCTGAGTTGATTGGCCATCAAAAGTTTTATTCCAGGAGATTGGGAAAGCATCTGGTCCAGAACATCAAGAGTTGAGGAAGCCTGCGCCAATCCAGTCATATAATTTAAAACTTTTTGGGAATCATGTGTTTCTGCTTTTTCTCCAGTGGGAAGCGTTACTGTTTGGGTTGTTCCTGGTATCAATGTTTTACCCAATAAAATGTCTGGCTGTATAGAATCTACTTTAGGATATGTTCTAGTTCCAGATCTGGGAGTTGCCTTTCCAGAAGATCCACCTACAGTGGTACCAGTGCCTTTACCAGAACCACCTCTAGTTGGTGAGAACCAAGCAGTTGCACCAGGTCCTGGCCCAGGTGCCGGTGTCGGGGGTGTTTGTTCAGATAACAACAAAACACTTTTGATGTAATCTTTTGTATTTTGTTCTATCTTCTCAAAGCCCATTATAGTCCTCTGAAATAATTCTTGAATAACTTAACGATGTTTTCGTTTAGTTCTCTTTTGCTTGAAGTTTTTATGATTTTTTTGGCTTGATTGTATTCTTTTTCTGTCCAAGAACCATTTTCCAAGATCCATTCTTTTCCTTCCATGATTCCGTTTACGAATGCATTTGGAGCAGAAGGATCAGCAACGATGTCAACCGCAGCCAACATAAAGTCTTCCTGGACTTCTTGGTAGCCGTTTTTTGATTTCAGGGATCCCATTCCTCTTGTCGAAACACCTAGTTGGGCTCCTTCATCAATTAAATTTTTAACAATTTTGCCCATTGGGGTATCTAAGACTTTTGCTCTGCCGTAGATGTTTTTACCATCTTCGTGCAACTCCTTTATGATGTGTGAGACACGATCAAGATTTACCGTTGGTCCCGATGGATGGTTCAGCTCACCAAGAGCACGACCCTTAGTAACATATTCATTGATATATCTTTTGCATTCCTTTAGCAAAGTTCCCTGGGGATAAACACGCCCATTTCTGTTCTTTGTTTCGGCTTGCATGAAAACACCTTCAATGAAGTATGTTTTATCTCCATTGCCTACATTTTCCTTAATGTACTTGATGTCTTCTGTGATTTCTGTTATGAGTTTCATTGCTTGTTTTCTTTGGAATTATTTTGCGAATTTTCATTCACATTGTGCAATAATTTTTTTGCAACGGACTGATACATGGTTTCGATCTTTTTACCTGTCTTCTCATAAAGAATTTTACTGGTATTTTCCTTGAAGGCTACGACGTTTTCGTCAACCATGTTTTTGATAATTTCTTTTACTCTTGTGTTCATTTGCTCAATACCTTTGTTTTGTTGTAAAATTCAAGATGTTCTTCGAAAGTCTGTTTGTCTTTAAAAATTTCTTCAGCCATTTTTTGTCTATTTTGGACATTTAGGCTATCAAACAAACTTTTAATTGCCTTAACTTCATTCTCTGTTATATTTATAACACTATCATTTTTTAATTTAATTTTTGAACAATTTTTTGAATCATAAGATTCCAAAAAACCGACAAAGATGCTCATATCAGGAGTATTCTGTGTTTCTTTAAATTTTAAATCTTTCAATAAAGACTTTTTAAATTGAAAATTTAAATACTCTACGCTTTCATTTAACTTAAATGAAAGCACATCAATTAATGATTTTTTAAATTGGGTTTCATTTTCCTCCAAGAGGTAGTGAAATCCATTTTTGAGCATCATATCTGATATTCTCATTGTTCTTGCCCTTGCTGTTCTGCTGCTGCTTGTTGTTGTGCCATCAATGCCATCTGTTCATTTTGCATTCTCTGGCGGTCTACTTCCATTTCCTTATCCATTTGCTGCATATCTTGTTCTGTCTGTCTTAGGATATTCTTTCTGATGTAATTTGAGGAAAAATATCTTCCGACAAATGGATCAACAAATTGAAGCATTTTAAGCCTTTCCGCCAAAATTTCAGATTCCTTCAGATCCCAAAAGTAATTATCAGTATTAAAAATTATTTTAATCTCTGGGCGCAATTCATCCCAGTCGTCTTGTGTCATTACTCCCTTAAGAATCAATTGTACTCTTAAGAAATCTAAGAAGAGTTTGCTAAACTGATGGCGTATTCTTTCAATAAATTTGTAGAATTTTACTTCCTCGCGGGTTATCTCAACCGAGCGACCCATGTTGAATCCGGTTTGATCCGACATCAATCTGCTTAGTGGGACATTTAGTGAGGCATATAATTTCTTTTTAAAGTACTCAACGTCTTCGATCTGAGACATTGCGTTTCCACCGGGAAGAGTGGTGATCTGAGTCCCGTTTGATCCTTCTCTTCTTGGAATCCAGTAATCTTCCAAAACAGAGAGGTGATTTCTCTCATCTCTAACTTCACCTGTTGCCTGATTGTACGTGAGCCTGGTTCTAAAACGACTCATCATGTCTCTAACATATTGCTCTGCCTTTTGTTTTGGCAGCTGGCCTACGTCAACGTAGAAAACTCTTCTTTCCGGTGCTCTGGCAACTCTATAAACCAATAGCGAGTCTTCGAGCTGACGCAACATGTTGAGAGGTCGGATGGCTTTATGGAGATACCCCAGTACTCTTTTGGTGTTGAGATCAACAATTCCAGATGGAACATAAACAACACTGTCGGTGGACAGATGTAGTCCCCCTGGTCCAGTTAACATGTATGTTTCTTTATCTGTATTTGTATAAAGATAATACTCTTCTATTTTTTTAATTACACTTACTTGAGTGTTGCCCACTTTCTCTTGTTTCTTTTCTACCTTTCTTATTTTTTTAATTTTAAGAGGGTCGAGAGGAATAATTTCTTTGATACCATCGACAGGTTGATCTTTATCAATTACGATGTTGTAGAATATTCTTGAGTCAATATACCATCTTCTGAATATTTCATAGGATTTATTATTAAAATCCAGCATATGAATAATATTCTCAAACTCTTTATATATCTTTGTCTTGATTGGATCAGAAATGGGCAAATCTCGCAAATCAAGCTTTACGGTTTTTCTATCGGTTCCCAGAACAATTGCTGCGTTAGTAATTTCATCGATTGCATTGTCCACTTCTGGATATATGGACATATTTCTATATTGAATAATTGACGCACCTTCATCACGAAGGTTTGCTGCATAATCTAGAGCTGTTCCAAAAAATCCACCAGCCTCAATGGTTACCGTTCCATCAAAAATTTCAGGAGCTGCAATGTTTTTTGCAACCAAATCCTTTGATTGGATGTTGTCTGGCTTTTTTTTGCCGAACTCAAATCCAAATATATCAATTTCCATTAATAAATTCCTTTGCTTTCATGTTTATTTACACAAGAATTACCTGGTGATATTTTGATCGGTTACACCCAAAATACTTAATGTATCATAAACAAAAACTACGTTAAATGTATTTATTACGTTTGGACGAGCCATATTAAATGATACTTCATTAATTGATCTGGGCCAGAGACCATTTAGTATAAATGTTTTTAACACACCACCGTTTAAATCTAAGTGCCTAACAGTCCAACTTACTTTATAGGCATTTTCATTTCTCTCGAATATCGTCAAATTAGTTTGGTGATTGTTTATGTTATTGTGCCAATTTTGAAATTGTCTCCATAGATTATTTTGAGAAGCAACAAGATTTGGGTTATCATCCATTACCGAAACTGACCACGTAGAGTAAAGTTTTTCACCGGGATAGTGATATTTTCTTCCAAAATAATCGTAAGAAACCGTACTGGTTTGCAATGTTGGGATTAGAGTAGATCTTACATGGAGATATTGTGTTCCACTTACCGGGTTATTGTTTTGATTTTGTTGATTATTTGCAGCCGTTGGAAAATTTCCAGTTATTAAAAATCTGTTTTGCCTTGTTCCGCCAAAAAAAGATGTTTTAAATTCATTTAAAGACATTTTTAGGTTCCTAATCCTTTTATTATTTTAATGTAATCAAATGTCAATGTTACATCAAACGTTACAAAATCAGAAGACCCAAGATCAAAATTTATTCCACCCACTTCGCTGGGCCAGCAATTAACCAATTCGATCTGTCTGATTATAGAAGCACCGGGTGTGCCACCTGCAGTAGTACTGCTTGTTGATCCAGCACCATTTAAATTTGTTTGACTTACAAACCAGTTTCTTTTCAACATTCTATATGCAAAATCATTATTGTGTACATTGTGTGTTAAGTGCCCATCCAACGCCTCTTTCCAACGCTGAAACATCAACCACAAG